AACCAAGTTAAATCTGAGCGAGATGCAATGCAGAAAACCCTTTCCCAACAAGCAATTATTGTCAACGAGTTTTCTCACCTGGGTAAGCTTTCGAAGTACATTCCTAAAGCGGAGGACGACGAAACTTTCAAACAAAATGCGACAATCTTTGCAACGGACATTGAAGAAGCTGTCCAAGCAAGAGTCAAAACCGTTATGTCTGGTGCGACTCCACCGCAGCCGAAAGGCAAACAGGAAATGGCTACTGAATCTGAAGAAGAAGCTTTATACCACAGGGTGACTAGCCTCGCTGGTATAGCAGGTAAGGAAGCCGAGTTCGAAGAAGCACGTAAGAAATACGTGACTCTTATGCAAAACAAATCTTAGTATTGAGGTGAAATATGGCAACAGGTGATTTCGATCTTTATTACACCGATAATCCTTGGGAAGCCATCGACAAGAATCAGCGCACCTGGTACGACCCCGATCTAATTGCGCTATTCCGTCAAAAAGCACTGTTTACCCCTACCATCCAGTTCACCAAGAACCTGGGTGACGTACGAGCTACCAAGATGGTGCTCTCACAGTTGCTTGATCCCCATCCCGATTACACAGCTTTAGCTGTGCGCCAAATCTGGATGCCAGCTTCCCATATCGACTCCCGCCAATGCGAGATTACGTTCTCTCGTTATGGTGGAAAGGTCGCCTATACCGTCTATGACGATATGGTGACTTACTGGAAGCAGAACGGTTCAGAAGGTATCAGACGTATCATGAAGGGTGCTCTCGGGCAACACATGATTGACGTTATGGACCTCTTGGCTCGTAATGCTTATATCAAAGGTGCTCTTGACTCAGGCTATGTCCTGTATCAAGGTTCCTCTAATGTATCTTTTGGAGATCTGGCATCGACTGATCTATTTGATATTAAAGTTGCTATGGAAATCTGGCTTGGTATGTCATTACGTGGTGTTGCAAGCGCCATGGGTGAGTCCGGTGCAGCCAATAGCATTGTCTGCTATACCAGTCCTTCAGTTATCTATGACATTCAATCTGCCACAGGTGGCGAGTGGATTTCCGTCAATCAGTATCAAGGTCTACCTTCTCTAATCAAGTACGAAGTTGGATCCTATAAGAACGTACGCTTTGTCCAATCACCTAAGCTGGTGCTTTGGAACTGTGGCGAACTTATTGCTCAGGCTCCAATTGCTGTAGCTGTTCATGCTGGTGATGGTGCTCCTGATCCTTCAACAACTAAAGTTGATGGTGTCTGGCAGGTTGGTCAGGAAAGTAATGGTATCGTGAACTACATCACTCCTGGCGCCTTTGGTACTGGCTCAATCGCCAATATCGCAGTTAACGATATTGTCAGTATCCATCTTGGTCGTACGAGCGCATACGATGTTACGAATGGAGTTAATCCCTTCGAAGGCACTATGTGCAACCGCCGTATCGTACAGAAGCTAACAACCCCCGATCGTTTGGTCTTAGACCAACCCATCATGATTGATATGGCAACTGCCGTATCACCTGGTGTGTTCGGTTATATCTCCAAAGGCACCAATGTACATGCGTCTATCTTTGTTGGTGGACCTAATGGCATTGTGTCCGGTGTTGCAGCTCCTCCTCGCTTCCATGCGCCACCCCCGGTTGATGACTTCGAGATGGTTCAACGGTTCTCATGGGATGCTTACATGGGATACCAAGACTATGCTCCTGAAGTATTCGAAGTCGTATTCTCGGCTGGTACAACCCGCGTGAAGGGCAATAAGGTAAATCAGTAATGGCTACCTTGGAAGAACTTCGCAATCAGATATATAGGCTCTTGGGAAGCCCTGATGGAACTGGTTATACAAACGAACTGGTGATAGATTCTATCAACATGGCGTTTGATGCCATTCTTCCTTGGGTACCTAAGACAGAAACAGTCACGATCGTAGGCAGTGAAAACTCAGTAACCTTTACTCTTCCTGAGCATACCTATGAGGTTGAGGCTGTTATAAATAATGATGGCGAGGTTCTACCAAGATCATTTCTATTACCTGGACAACATATAGGAATACGGTCCGAGAATATCAATGACTGGATGGAATACCCTGAAGGCTCAATAACATTTTCCAAAGCATTGAATACAGGGCAAATCTATACGGTCTACTACTTGGCGCATTGGAATAAGCCAACAACCTCTACTGAAAAGACAACCATTATGGAACCTCCTGAGAGGGCTACTATTGGTATCGCTCTTTATGGTGCTGCTTATTGTTTACTCCCTAGTGCTGTAGGGGCATCAGAGATAAGACAATTTGGTACTCGTATCGACAGTGGCACTCCGGAACATAACCCAATGCAGAAAACAATGTTGTACTTGCTGGACTTATTCCAGCGTGAAATGAGTCGTCACCCCAAACATCAGAAGGCGGTTAAGTAATGACCGACCAACAGATTTTCAACGAGGATGTTCCCACACAGATAGTGCCTATGATACTAATGGCTCTAAGGCTGCACCTTGATACCACAATGGTAGAAGAAGTGCCAGACACAAATCCAACACAGGCGATTCTGGTAAAAGTGGGCCGATTTCAGGATAATCCTCTAAATAAGAACGTGTCAGTATCAATATCTGGCGGTGACTACGAAGATCCAAAATACATTGATGCTCGCATTGACAATCCAAATCAAGAGAACTTCGGTATCAAGAACCTTCCTGTAGGTGAACTTGGTGGTGGTTCTTATTGGTGGAGGCGTGGAACAATAAACTTTCAAGCCTTCTTTGTGCGCCAAAACTTCAACGAAGAAGTAGCTATGCAATATGCCTATGACTTTTACGGTAGGTTACTCAAGAATGTAGAAGATTACAATTTGGGTAACCTCCAAGACGACTATGGAGAGGGTGTTGCGTCAACCCTAATACTTGAAGGTGCCACATTCTTTGAGAGTGGTGGTAAAGACAAGTTTATTTGGCGTGGCAAACTCTACTGGCGTATCTTAACTTGGCGACCCTAGGAGGTTTGTATGGCTATTACTGCTCAAGCTGGTGTTTTCGCTTTTGGGCCTCAGGAAGCTAAGGGTACAATTGCAACCGATTTCTTCAAGCATCGTGCATCTGATGTTGATCTAGCAACTGTTTCAGATGACCGTTTGGGTCCACCCGAAGTGGGTGGTATTCCAACACCTACCATTCCCTACCGCGCTGGCGTGATGGCAACTGGTGGTGCTCTAATTAATCCCCGCTTGGAAAGTACTCTCGGGTGGCTACTCTATGGTGCTTTGGGTGCTGTGAATACTTCCAGCAACAAAGACGTATTAGGTGCGACTGTTACTGGTATGTACGCTCACCAGTTCCTTTTCGCAACCGATGCAGGTTATGTACCATGGATGAGTTTCCGTAAATATACCCCAGGTGGTGGAGATGACGCAAACTCTTTAGGTGAAACCTTTAGAGATTGTAAAATCGTTGCTTTGACCCTTGCATTGCCCAATGACGGGCTTATCAATGCTCGTGTCGATGTTCTCGGTCTTGGTGGTACAGACGAGACTACTTTCACGCAATTCGAAAGTGATCCTGACTGGAATACTACCTACGAAAATACCGAGTACGAAGATTACGAGTCCATCCCAATCGGCTCCGTGGCTGGTGGGTATTTACAGGTACCAGGCTTAGGCTCTGGTGATCTTCCTGTTGTTCAAGCAACCGTAACCCTGCAGAACGCTCCACTCGATATTCGGCAGGAAAAGGTATTCGGTAGTCCTTTCCTTGAGGATGTTACTATCATTGGTCGACAGATGACTGTTGATATGGTTCTCAAGTGGCGTAACCCTGAACTATACCGCGCTATCTTAACCGGAACGACTACAGGCACGAAATGGGTGCCAACGCCCTTTGTTGATGATCTTGACATTGTGGCACAATCCAGTGTTCTTTGTGGAACGACCACAAAACCCTATGGTATCCGTATCAAGGCAGCTAACGTTATGTACCAAGTTCAGGGTGGTATTCGTTTAGCTGGTGGACAGGCTGTGATGCTCCGTGTAACTGGCACTGCTATTGCGGGTACTGGTACGTATGCGGAGATTTGGATTGGTAACAACACTACAGCATATACCTGGCCTACCTAAGTCCAGTAGTAGTGTCAACCTAAACCACATCGAGGTGATAGGGTGGGAGTTACCTCTCACCCTCACCTCCACAGTGTGGAGGTTATTGAGTGAAACATGGAATATATCGAAGTTTATATAACCACTTGCTCTTGCGGTTTCATCTACATAACTATCTTAGACGCGACTACAGGCGCGGTCATATCCTGTATAAATACCATTTAGGAGATGCTATGCCTATTAAATTACTCTCACCTATTTATAAAACATTTGAACTCACTCGTGCTGATTTGAAATATGGTAATGAAGGTGAAACAACAACCGTTACTATTAAACAGGCACGACAACATGAACACCAAAGACGACAAGACTTATTCAAACGTCTTGAGCGTCAATGGAATACAGCAGATGATCCTAATGATATTCATCTTGTCCAAGAAGTTTCAATGGTTGAGGTATATCGAGAAGAAGCTCGTATGACAATGGTAGAGTGCAATATCATGGGTCCAGATGATAAGATTTTATTCACAAGCCGATCTGGTAAGGAGGGTCATCCTGAACTTGCTATGAGCAAGCAACAATTTGACGAAGCCTGGGGTCAATTATTTCCAGATATTGCAGAAGAGATTGTTGAGAAGATACATGATGTAAATCTCTTGTGGGGTGGACCACAGGGGGAAGCAGTGTAGCTCAGGGAATAGAGGCATTGCGGGAGGCACTATATGAATATTATGGTGCTATCTCTGAGCTAAAGATGCTGAGTGAGTCTCAGCCACATCTCGCCTCAACAGTCAAGATACCGGATAAGCCAGAGGCATTAGTCCTTTGGGAGAAATGCCAGGCACTAAATCTACCCTTGGTAGCAGGAGGTCTGATAGATCAGCCTCATCTATGGCTTGAAGAAATTTCTATTGTGCGTGAAGTTGTCAATACTTTTAGTATGGTGAAATGAGGCTATTATGGTAGATGAAACCAATTTTGCTAACATGCCTTTGGGTGACTTAGAGGCATTATTCAAAGTTGCACAAGCTTCTATGCAGAGCATAGGGTTTACTTCTAGCAACGATCCGGCGTTATTCAAAAGATACCAAGATATATCCACTGAGCTACAAAGACGCAATCAATTAACTGCTGACCAGAATGTAGTTGCAACCAAAGGCGCAACAATACCTATCCAGGGATGGAAATCACCTAATAAACCTGGCGAAATTCCACAGACAACCTCTCCTGCTGTAACTGGTTCTGCTATAAAGTCGAAGCTTGAATTAACTGGAAAGCCAACCAATCCAGCTCTAGTGGGTAGGGGTCCAACTACGGGGCATGGAATACCCCCAGATAGTAATCAGCCCCCGAATAATCCAACTGGAGGAAATTGGGTATATCCAACCGCTCCAAGACGTGGCCGTAATCCTTATGCACCCCCAAGTATGGAGGCATTTCAAGCTAGTCTTGAAACATCTCTAAGAACTACACTTGGTGGCCCCAATAGATATGCCATAGACTATACTCAAACTGAAGCTGGTGCTCTACGTCTGTCTATTTCTCAGGTTGGTAGAAAAGGAGCTAAAGGTCCAGCCTTAGTAACAGATCTAACTCCTGGTTACAATACTCCCTTTGGCGCCTCAGTCAATCTTTTTAATCCATCAGGATGGCATGGTGTTATTAGCCCTGAAATTATAGTTAATCAACTTGGGGTACCTGGGGGTACACAAATACGTTCTCCTATGGAAGCTTTCTCTCAATATGTTAGAGCAACCTTTAGTCCTGAAATGGCTAAATATGAGAGAAATCCTAGTAATAGATTTACTGCATTACTTGCAAAGGGAAATCGTATCGGATCGCCCGGGACTCCCTTCGGTGAAGCAATGCAACAATATCCTATAGCTGGCGGTATGGAGTGGATAGGTCCCGAAGAAACTGAATATGGACAGGCTGCTTTTGCTAATCGTATTGCTGTTAGTATCAACCCTGCTCTAAAAGATCAGGGAGCAGTTTTGCAGAACATCTACAATCAAATTGTTGGTGGACGAGCTGCAACCAAAATGGGTATAGCTACTTCTGAGCAAATGCAATGGGCTAAAGGATATGGTTACGCTCCTATTCTTGATGAACAAAGCCGTATGCGTTTAGCTCTATTTGGGTATGAAGGTCCAGATGAAACTATTGTTGCTCCTGGTAAAGATGCTGGAAACATAATCAAACGTTTACGTATTAGACCAGTTGCTCGACCAGAAGCAGATATGATACGACTAAATGATGAAGGCCGACCAATAAAGGCTGCACCACTTCCATTAGGTGTAAATTATGAAACTGGCAAAATAGATACCGAAAGTATGAAAGCTCCCTACAGAGCTGGTTATCGTATCCTTGGCGCTCCTCCTGGTACCAATCAGCCTCTAGTTGGTTATGTTCAACCAGCAACTTTGTTTAGAGAAGGACCTTATTCTGGTGGCAATTTTACTTATGTAGATTTTCTCAAGAAACAAGGAATAATAGCTGCCGGGGCTGCTACAAGAATAGAACCTGATATTCCCAATCTATCTATGAGTCAATTAGCTAATGCTGAGTGGGAGTTTGGACAATACAAAGAGACTCCAGGCGAGGCTGGCGCACCGTCTACATTTGAAAGAACTAGTAACGAGCTACCTGCAGGAATGGAAGCACATTCTTCAGCTATATTAGGTTTATTGAAATACACTAATGCGGAGAACATTCCACAAACTGTACCTTTGAGATATTCTACCGAGCGTCCTATCTTCTTTACAGGGAAACCACAACTTTCTGTTGCTAGTTTTTGGAGTCCAAGCACAGGTGTAGGATTATCTGGTATGCATGAGGGAGGTAAACAACCAACTGATATTCAACAAAATGTACTTGCTGGTCAAATTGCACAAAAATTTATGCAGGGTGGTGGTGGAGTTGTAAATACTGGTACATCAGGTGAGACTCAATTTCAAATTCCTATTACGACTGAAACCGCTGTATCTGCTAAAGGTATAGTAAAAGGGCCTCTGCTTCCAATAACCACTCAGAAGAAAGGTGATTATGATCAGCGTATCCGTATTATGCTTGACCAACAAACTGAGGTAGAACGACAGATATACGGTATAACTAACTCGCTAAAACTTCCTGATGATCGGATGATGGGTCACTTCCTAGCTGCTACACCAACTGTAAGAGAGAAACTTGTATCTACTTTTGGGGAAACAAACCCACAACTAGCAGAAGGATTGCGCCGATACTTACGCTTCAACCAGACACAAGGAACAGCTTTTAATTATCATGGTCAAGCACTTGCAGCTACAGGGTTACCACAATCTGAAATGATGGGGCAGATATATGCTAAGTGGACAAATCAACCATATCAATGGGAAGTATCTGCTAATCAAATGTATGGTGCTATGCGTCAAAATGTTGAGGCATTACCACCGAGAGAACAACTACAAAGGTTCGAGTATTTAGGTAAGGTTCCAGAACGGCCCGATGCTCCCAATATGGTCAATCAGGGTCTAATGGGTTGGGGTGATCGTTATAGCTGGCAGCGTTCTATTATGCAAAGTCTTATCCAGCAACAGCAAGAAACTAATCAGATTGATATTACCACATCAACTGGTCGAAGAGCTTTTCGACAAATCTATGGCAAGAGTCCTACGCAAATATCGGAACGATTTATGCAATGGGAACCAACTAATCTGCGTGGTCAAGTTAGCTCACAATTCCCCAAGGGTGAGCCTATCTACAACTGGAAAACAGGGGGGCCAGCTGCATTTGGTACAATGGTAGCCCCTTTAGTAGCTGAACACATGGGAAGAAATGTACGACTGAATTATGAAACAATTGCTGCTCTAAATGCTGTATATCCTCAAACCGCCGATATGCTTGGTCTCGGAGTAAAACAAAAATATATTGGTGGTGAGTCTCCTACAGGATACACACCCAAGGATATTCGAGCCTGGCGTGAGGTTGGAGAAGTTTCATCCTTATTGTCATCTGAGACTAACATAAATACACCACCCTTCAAATATACAGAGCTTGACGAAAACGTAAGAGGACAAATACTTGGATGGGGTGGTACAGATTTAGGAGAACTAGATAAACTTATTGGTGGCGAAGGCCCTCTTTACGACCCGAAATCTAAGGTTTGGTTAGAAAGACCAAGCACAATTCAGTCTATTAGTACTGTGGGTTTTCAAGGAGATATGGATGTAAAGACAGCTCTTTCAAGATGGGCTAGTTATTATCCTACAGCTATAAAGGGTATGGCGCAGGGTATGACACCAAATCTAGATCAAGGAGCAACTGAAGGAGAATATGCTCTTGGTCAAATCTACCAACATAGGGCTACTACATTTAGCTCAAAGCGTGGTGGTGTTATGCGTGATATTGCTTCAAGATATTTGGCTCAAGCTGAATATATGCGCTATGGTGCTATCACTGGCCTTCCCTATGGTGGTGTAGCTGTTAATCGTCAGACCATAGATAGCACTCTTAGGCAATTAGCTCGCTATTCTCCTGCTATGAAAGAAGCTGGTCTTGGACCAAATTCTAAAATAGAAGATCCAAATGACCCCAATAAACGTATTAGATGGATTGATCTTGCAAAACGCCAGCTATCAGAAAATAATTGGTTTCCTGGAATGGTAGCACGTTCACCAACAGATATACGTGAGGGTGGAGCACTAATGGCGCCTGTATTTACTCAGGAAGGTTTAGCTAAAATGGGTATCAATTACCCACAATCCACCATGATACGAGGTAACCAAATCTCACCAGGAAGTCCACTTACTACGGGTACATTCCAGATGGGTGCTGGACAAAGTGTATTTGGAGGCGACTTCGACTTTGATCCGGCCACAATCGCAGCTGTCATGAGTGCTGGACCTCAAGGACTAAACTTCCTTCAGGGTGGTGAAGCTGGCTTTACTGAGTTAACCAAATACTTTGCCATGACACCAAAACAACGTGTAAGAGAGTATGAAGCTCTTCAAGCAACGGTAGGAGGTAGGGGTATTATTCCCGGCAACGAGTTCAATCAAACTGCCAAAGAAGCTACAGACTCTATGAAGAATATACTCCTAGAAAGAGTGCTTGGTAGAAATCCTAATGCGCCAATTCCTGGTGGCTCTACTGGTATTGAGGCTGGTGCACCAGGTACGAGATCACGATACCAGGCTGCTGTTCCATATTCTGATTTATGGAATGAGGCCTCAACAGTACTTAAATCTGGTGTAAAGGGTTCATGGCAAGCATACTTACCAGCTGAATTATTCGAGTCTACTGCTGCTGGTTTAGGATGGAGTGATAAGGAAACTAATAAAGCTAAGTCTGAGCTTGGGTACTTCTATCGTGGCTACCTAGAGTCTAGTACAGGCAAATGGAAACAACGTGGTGGTCCAAATGCCATTGAAAGTATGCTACAAACTTCTATCTTCGGTGTTACTCCTTCTGGTGAATATAGATTGACAGGTAAAGAACGAGCATCAGCAGGTTGGTCAAACTTTTGGTATGGTGGCAAATCTTCTAAGGGTTGGGGGGAAGCTGGTCAAAGTTTACTTCGTAATTCAATAGGCAGACGTATGACTGGTGCCATAGCAGAAGATATTGCTAGTATGTCTACTCCATCTTATCACTTAGCCTCCTATCTAACAGCTAGTCGAGAAGAAGATGTTCCAGCTCTTCAGACGAAAATGGAGACCCTTGCTCAGCAACCAGGAATGAATCCTCAACGTGCTATTCAAACAGCACTATGGGGGCCTGGTAATGATATTGTAGGACCAGAAGCTTACTATAAGAATAACGACCCAACAATGTCGATCGGTGTAACTTCCCTTACTCTATCAATGCTTGGTAAGAGTATGGGCTGGCTAGGTCATGGTGCGCGTACTTGGACTAATCCAGAAACAGGTGTAACTTCCTTGAGTATGCAACAAATACAGAATGAACCTATATGGTTTCATGGAAAGGTGCAATCTGTACAAGGATTGTGGCAATCACCACCCATGCAAACATCACAGATACTCTATTCCATGCTTAGAAATCAACCATCCAGACTCGGTGAAAACTATCAGAGAATAAGTGCTAACTTTTCTCCTGAGCAAATTGCTGGTGTAGAAAACTTTAGAACTGGATTAGAAGGTCAGGGCAAAGAACCTTCTGGTTTATTGAACTACTTTTCTTCTCAATTTAGTGGCACACCATGGGCAGCAAATGAAGATATAGTAAAAGGTCAGCTTGAAGCCGATCGGTTACTCAATATAATACAAGGTAAACGCGTAAGTACCAGAGAGCAACAAGAAAATCTTGATGCTTATATAGCTGGTCATCCAACTCTTCATACAGAAGATATAGCTATGCCTGCAAATCAAGCTAGTCGAGAGATATTGGCTAATACTGAAATTCCGCTTAAGAATCTAACCAGTATACGTAGACAGAGAAGACGTGAAGAAACGATACTCAAGAAACAAGCTTCAGCAGCACCTATTGTCGAACCTGAACCTTATAAGCCATCACCTACAATATTGCAAATGGAACAAGAAACAAAAGGTATTAGAGAGGCATGGAGTGTTGCTCCGGAAAACTCACAACAACGTGCAGACCTACTAGAAGAATATAAAATAAAGAGTCGGGCTACGGTTGAAGCACGTAGGGTTGAATACACAGCCTCAGCTCAGGGTAAATCTGATATTGAAATTGCTAATCGAGTTCAGGCTATTAGAACAGCTCGTATAGATGCTGGTCAAACTATTCCCGAGGATCTTAGTAGTATATCAATGCAAATGACAGGAGCGAAAATAGATGCTAGACCATTAACAACCGAGCAAAAGACTAAGGCTCGTGAAACAATTGCCAAGTATGGTAATGTACAAGGACAGCCACCAGTAAGTGGCGTTGGAGCAACTATAGCCACGGCCCCACCACAAACTCCTACACCTCCAGTTGATCAGTTACCTACCGCTCCACTTCAAGAACCTCCACAGGGTGGAGCTGATGTATTCCCAATGATGAGGCAAAACAAAAAAGGGGAATGGGTACAAACAGGTAAGGGTATCTCAAACCTCTCAACTGCTGGTAATTTGCTTTCAGCTCGTGGTGGTAGTGGATTAGGTGGTAGAGACTTTGAGAATATGAGCGTAGAAGAGCTAGCTGCTATGAGACCCGGTAGCCAGGCTACTGTCAATGTGATTCATCAGTGGGCTAATACTTCTCCGCCTGATATGTTTTCTCAAAGACAAGTAATCCAGAAGGGAATGACCGCTTTAGCAGGTTGGGTAACCAATCCAGCTGCCATGGACTTAGACAAGAATCTTAGGCAAGAGTTAAGTGCACTTACTGGAGCTACTGCGGAGCAAGCATCAGCTAAAGATATTCCTCAATTATGGGAAGAAGGATTCAATGCTAATCGGGGTAAGGCTACTGATATTTGGCGTAAGTATCAAGGATTGATACAGACTGGTTCTAAGGTAAGTTCATCTGTAATGGCTGCTCTCAATGCTAATATAAAAGTACGAACCAATGATCCTAATATCAATCAAGTTATTGCTGCAACAGGTCTAAATCCTGCAGATCCATTTGTAGAACAGAAGTTTGGTGCTGTTAGAAGTGGTAATGCTCCTGCTGAAGGAATGGAGTTATATAATCAAGCAGCTGGACCACTTAACACAGCTACTATATTGAATAAAATAGGGCAAGTGTATGGTCTTAGTAAAGAGAAAATGAGTGCCGTTTCTGCTGAGGATATGGAGAAATTCAATAAAGGTCTCAGAGAAGCCTCAAGGTTGATGGAAGTGTATCAAAAGGTACAAAATGACGCAACCAAATCTGTAGAAGCGCATACCTATGCCTACGAGAAAGAGAAGGAAGTTCTACTTAAACAGAAAATACTTCCTACAGCTACAATGGCACTTGCAGAAGCAAGAGCTGATGTTAGAGCTGCCGAAGCTGAAGGTTCTGGTAAAACACCCTCAGAGATATATGCTGCACAGAGAAAACTAACTGCTGCTGAGAAGGCATATGGTACTGCGAGAAAGGCAGTACAGAGATTAGAAGCAGGAGAGGTTACAGCAGAAGGAGCGGTATCTGAAGCGGAGGGTGAAGGGGGAAGAGGTATAACTACCGAGGGTGTTGGCAAAATGTCCAGACGCTTACTTGGTGGTTTTGGTCTGATGTATTTGAAGTCTATTGCTGGCATTATCATGCAACCTACACAGATGGGTTATGCTGAGCAACTTCAAGAACAACAAGCAGTCCAGCAAGGATATGGTAAGCGCTTTGGTGGTGTAGTACCATTTGCAAATCCAGAACAGCAATACCAACGCGCAGCTGCTACATATGGCGGTATAGGCTGGTCACAAATCAGGCAGACACAAGCTCAAATCATGCGTGAGCAACCAAGTGTTCAGGGTGCTATTGGTATGGGTGAAGCTGGCATTGGTACTGGTGGTCTTGTAGCTACTTTAGGATGGATGGCTGGCACACCAGTGTCATGGCCTGCCCTAGCTGCTGTAGCTGCCACTGCCGGAGTAGTTTCGGCTGGTATCAATATCTATGGTGCTAAGAATCAACCAGAAAAGAACGCAATTACTTTAGCATCTCAAGAAGCTTCAGGAGCTAATCCAACACCTGGATACTGGGATTTCAAACAAATATTTAATTGGTCTAACTATGGATTTATGCAAGATAAAGAACGTCAAACTCCTATGGTTGATATGCTTAGAAAGATGCGTCAGTATCAAGAAGGTGGTGGTGCTGATCTACGAGGTTTCTTAGCACAGGAAGGGGTTGAAGGGAATATTGATACCAATAAATATATGGCTATGTATCAACAAGTACAAGCTTCACAGTATCCTAATATACCAATGGAGGGATTAGTTGGAGCACAGGGATTACAAGATCAATATAAGATGATGCTTACTGAGGGTGACTATGGTTCTCGTGCGATACTTGCAACTGGCATAGCCCAGGGTATACCCTATGAACAAACTGCAATGCTTGCAGCTTACTCGCCTAGTAGAACCTTTGAGCAACAACAACAAGCTGTTGGTCAAACTATACAGAACTGGCTTACACAAGCTCAGGGTCTAACTCAATCTGAGATAACTAAAACCGAAATTGGGGCAAAACGTTTCCAGCAGTTGGGATTATTTGCACCTAGGTTCCCCGAGCCTACACCAGAAAGAACATATACAGTTCCTAGTTATGGAAAGTCTCGAGAAGATGTAATTCGTGAACAAGCAACTCGACAGCAACCGCTATCCAATGCAGCATATAACCAAGCTGAAGCTTTGAGATTAGGAGCTGGTCCACAAACCTTTGGTCAAGTAATGAGCAATGAATATCCCAATAAGTATATGCCTGGATATGGTACTGCTACTGCACCAGCCCCAACAGCAATAGAGATAGCACAATTCAAGGCAAATGCTCAAGAGTGGCAAGCTGCTCAACCATCATGGCAAGGGGTTCCATTCATAAATAAAACAGAAGTAAGAATTCCAGCTCGTGATTTACAGAAAGAGTATCAAGATATATTAGCAAATCTTCCTGAATATCAAAATACACTCATACAGGCTGATTGGGCTAGATATACCTCTCGTAAAGTAATGGGGCTTCCCGAAGTCTCTCCTGCTGCAACTACAGAAGAACTTACACAGAAATATGGTGGTACTCTAACAGAAGAAGAGATAGCAACTCGGATGCGTGAGGATCAGAGACAAGCTTTACGCACCCAGGCACAAGAACAGGTATGGGGTGGATGGCAGGCACTTGGCGTTACAAATCCAAATATGATGCCGACTGAAACTGCAACTTACGGACAACTACAACAGCAGACGGCACAATTGCAGTTTGGTAATGCCTTCTCACAAACTATGATGAGTGGTGGCATGGAAGCCACACTAGCACAAGGTTTTGGTGGCGCTTTTGGTCTTATGGCACCACAACAGTTTGAGCAATATAAAGCACTAGCCAATCTATCACCTCAACAATGGGGAGCTTATCTGCTAAAGAATCCACAAATAGCAGCTCAGTTACCTGGTATGGTTGGTGGTATTGGTGGTCAGGTTAGTACTCAATCTATTGGTATGGTTGATGTAAATGCCCAAGGTGGTCTTACTGGAATGGGTTGGGGCACATCAACTTTGGCTACACCGCAGATGGTCGGTCAGATACAAGCTGGTGGTATCATGACTCCAATGGGGATACAATCAATTAGTCCTCAAATGGCTACTACAATGGCAAGTCAGCAAATGGCAAATAAGATATGGGGTCAAGGTTATCAAGGTCGTACTGATATATCTCAGGGTGCGGCAGCTGCTATGGTATCTGGTGGTACATTTGGTTTAGCACAATATCAACAAACTCTAAATGTAGATTATCAGAAACAAATGGCTGGCAATCAACTTGCTATGCTCAATCTTCAGGGCGAGTACATGCCTAAATTCTGGAATATTGAAGATCGCCAACGTTCCTTACAGAATCAACAGGCACAATGGGGATTTCAGATGCAGGAACGACAGATGGGCATGCAACGTGGACAGTTCTATGAAAATATAGGACTAAACCAACAGCAAGCTCAAATGCAACGTGGCTGGACACAGCAAGATTGGCAGTATCAGAATCAGACACGTAATCTACAATGGGGTTGGAAGCAAGAAGATTTCGGAGAACAACTTCGCTTTATGACAGGACGTGACCGCCGATTAGCCGAGCGTCAAATGGGTCGTGAGACTACTTTACATGACTTAGAGAGTGAGCAGATCACCAAGACACGTGACCGCCAAAAGGAATTGTGGGCGCTTGAGGATCAACGCTTTGCCTTACAGAAGAAACAGTTTGAGGAACAAATGGCTCTTCAGCAAGAGAACCTAAATAAACAGAAGGAGTTCTATACACAAGGTAGAGCACTTCAGGAAGAACAGGTCAAATTACAGCGAGAGTACTGGAAAGCTCAGCATGAACTTCAATTAGCTGCTGGTGGTGCAGCTGCAAAGTATGCTACAGAACAAGGAAAGGTAAACCAGCTCATGCTTGAGTTTTCTCAATTCTCGACCTTGGCTTCAGCTAAAGGTAATCTATTCAATTCCGAAACTATTAAGGCTCTTATCACAGCGATCGCAGAACTTGATCCAGTCTTTGCTCATCTACTTGAGCAAGCACTTAATTTACAACAGTATACAGGTGGTGGTGGTTGTTTCGTTGCTGGCACAAGTGTATCTACATGGGCTGGTGTTAAGGATATCGCGGATATAAAAGAAGGCGATATTGTAATGTCTTATGACGAAGAAAGTGGATGTAATGTACCTAATCGTGTGACTAGAATATTCCAGCATCCTCAAATGTCTGTTGTAGAAGTGAAGACCGAGCATGGTGTAGTCAAATGTACACCTAAACATACATTCTGGACTGGTGATAAGGGCTGGAAGTCTGCCTGTAATCTTGAAGAAGGTGAAACAATCAAGCTAATTGATGGACACTATACCCAGGTTATTTGTGTCACTGATGTAATTGGAAGCTATTGGGTATATAACCTATCTATTGAGCATGACCATACATATTATGTAGAAGAGATGCTAGTACATAATACGGCTGCTAAGAACGCAATTGGTGGCCCTACTATCCCAGGACAATATCACATAGTAGGAGAAAATGGTCCTGAGTTGATTAACACACCCTATTCTGTAAGTGTTATGCCTAATAACGAGCTAAAGGCTCGAATGTATAACTCAGAATATAATTCAAGTTGGGCTAGTACAACCATTAATAATCAGCAAGCCAAAGAACCATTTGTCCAAAGACTTACAATACCAATTTATATTGGTAATGAATACATAGAAGATATGATTGTCGAGATTGTAGATGGAGAAGTGAGGAAGATCTAATGGCTAACTATATTACCCTAACCACTAGTAATAGTTCTCTTTCAAAGCGCTTCAAAGCACTTGAGATGAACACGCCACTACTACGTATGGATACTTTCGACTTTACGCTTGGTGGAAAGACAGATAAGCAAGCTGGTCCTGTAATAAGACAGTGGAAATATTTATTTAGAGTACCAATTGATACAGCTGAGGGTACAGAATATGGTACATATTCGGACTTTGCTACTTTCTTTGCACTTGGCAATGCTAATGCTACTCCATCAGATGTAATTACTATGACAGACCATTGGGGAGGTACACAACATACCTTCTCGGTTTACTTTGAGGGTGATGCTATACCTACACCATTGACCACACAAATAACAGGTGGCAATGCCTGGTACACCATTCCAGTAAGTTTCTTGGAGAAGAACTAATGGCTCGTACTCTTACTACTGCACTACGAAATGCCATTGATATTGATGGCAGCTTCAGGATGCGTATAAAGGCTGAGATATATCCTTCACGTATTTACTTCGAGGCTATTACAAGTGACTATCCTACATCAGTCCACGATGAAGTTGGTCTACCAGATGATCCTGTAAAGCAAGATATTGCTTACTCATCAGTCGATGGTGGATTAGTAACCTTCTATGTAGATGATAGTACCTTGAGATATGCTAAGCAGGGTTCATCTTCAGGAACATCTACAGGATATTCGGCAGACTCAAAGCCTGGTGTAGTTGGCTCGACACTCTTTGCTTGCTATGGCAGCACGCTTACACGGTATTCGATAAACTGGTCAGGTCCAAGTCTATCACCAGCTACCTCAATTACACCTGATTACACAGTATATGCTGTCCATGCTATTAGCTCGACTGAATGTATAGCGTTATGCTCTGATCAGGGTGGGCTTCGTGTGCTCTACCTTAGTGGCACCACGGAGAAGTATAGCCCTGGTCGCTTCATGTTTCATACAGCTATAAAACCTACGCCAAAGACTGATAAAGAAATAAGAGAAGGAAAAGTAGACGATACTCGTACTCTACTGCAGAAGGCTATACACTCTGGAGCTGCTAAACTAGGCACCAAGATATTTATTTATATAACCAATGCTTTTAGTGGAATGGTAGAGGGATGCTATTATGATACAGATACAGGAACTTGGAGCACAATCTTTACTGTATTGGCAACAGATTTACAAGTATCTTTATGTGAGTTTCGGATTTCTAATGCTTTCGAACGTAATGGCACTATCTTTATGGCTGGACAGTTTCGAAGAACAGATAGCCTAGACGATACTATTCAACCACATTCTCTTGTTCTCTTCTCTACTAATGGTAAGACCTTTAGCGTCAATCGCAATACTCTTGTTAGCGATATTGGATACCGATTCTTAGCAACAGTTGGAGCTGATGGGAACTTCTATTTAGGAAATTGCAATCGTGTCTGTCATACACCTGTAACATGGGTATTTGATGGATTGAATGGTACAGTAGGAACTAAGGTAGATATTAGTGAAGATAATATAAAGGGGTATGGAGATGGTGATCTTGCAAAATGTACTTCATTTGCTCTTCGTTCTGGACTGTTTGAATACTTTCCAATAAACAATCCTAGTGTGATACAGGGAGCTCGTCTAGTTGTTTATGCTGGCTACGATGTAGCTGTCTCCACAGAGTGGAGCAAGTATGCTACTTATATCATTGATGGTATTGATTACCAACTAGGTGTAGGCAAACGTGGTACTGTTATCAATGCTACCAATGAGGCCGTATGGAATCTCACTGGTCTATCTATGCCTTTCTATGCTGAGATACTAGGAAAATCATGCCAGTTTGACCCCATGCTCGAAGGTGTTTCAATGCTTTCAAGCGTAGGAAATGGATGTATAGCTAGATCTAGTTTATCAGTAGACTTTTGGGATAGTGTAGGATACACAAATACAACTGAAGGTATTGCTGGTATTGATATGATGGTAGGTGGTGGTGTTGATTACTATATAACTTCAACAACTACGGATCACTATCTAGGTATCATTACCCGTTCAGAGCTTGCAGAAGCCTGTGGTCTTAGCGAGAACCCAACTATTACTGCTACAACTATAGCCCTAAAGATATATGGCTGGTCGGTTGATACTATAGCAAACGATAATGATGCTGTTTACCCTATTATTATTACAGAAGATGATGAAGGAAATGAGACAACACATATTGCTAATTCGGATAGTTATTGGCCTTGTACCTATACAACAACTGAGGGTGGTCAAGAGCCTATATCAATATCAATGCCAATGGGTACTACCTTTACTATTGGACATAAGATAAAGAAGGTAGGTGTTGCATTTTGGCAAGATCATTGCACATATTTCAATATTGCTAGAATTGATATTGTTTCAGGAATAAAAGCTTACTACCCATTATATGGAGCCGATTCACCGTGGGAAACTCAAGAGAAGTGGGGTTACTATAAGCTTCCTCGAAGGGGGAAGCCATATATAATGATTGCTTCCGGACCATACAATGCTTTTAACTTCTCATTAGCAGGACGCTTTAAGGATAGCCACAGTAATATTGATGGCTATATTCATAGTTATTGTGGTATTGTCGGCCATTGTGAGGATGGACTTAATTATACAGTTGCTCGGTATTGTAGACAGCATAACAAAGTTCAACTTATTCAATGTAGAGATGGAACAGAAACTCAGCTAAAGGAGTCTGCCACTATTCCTTTCACTGTCAATGAAACCTATCAGATACGTTTCGACCATAAAGATGGTTACTACGAGATATATCTATTCGATGATGCTACTGGATACTTCAAAGAGGTTTTAGGTGGATATTATTGGCTTACTGCTAATGGGTATATGTTTACCAGCGATATTGTTTCAATGCGTTCTGGCATTTATGGTTACGTAGCTACGCCAATGGCGCGTATTACTGGTTACTGTGAAGTGGGGGATGAAAGTGGTGTAACAGCAGATGGTATTCCATTTGATCCATTGTGGGATGTTTATGATTGGCCTTCTTCTGGTAGAGCCAAGATAATGGATAATATCTATGAGTATTATAGTATAGTGACTCAACCAACTATTCCTCGAGGTCCTTATCAGTTTCGTCAAATGGCAGATTACTCACAAATAGATACACCTCATGGACTTATGGGTGATGGGCCTGGCCTAGATGCTAGAGATTTCGATTGGACAGGTGAAGTCGATCACTCCACACTCAATGATGGTTACATAATAGCTATAAATAGTGGTGCTAACTTTAGATGCAATGGTACTGAATGGCAAGTATGGACTGACAATGCTGGTTCACAAGTCTTTCTTCGCAATCGTATGCGCTATTACTCAGATAATCCTATGATTGGCAAAACGTATAGTTCTCTTGCTAATAAAGTTTGGATTGTGGGTGGATTACTTGGCGACTATACTAATCCTACTAGTCCTATAAAAGTAACACTCAAAGAGGGCGAAAAGATGACCCATGGAGAAGGTAGTTTTGTAACCTATGAACCAGTTGTGAATGGGGAAATATTATGTTACTGGTATATTGGTTCTGGTGGAGAAGATGATGCTACAGTAGAAGATTTGATACAAAGAATATGTGATTTATCTGGTGCCAGGTGTAACTTCCCGGGTGACTATACTGTTTCCTCTTTAGGTATTAGTGGAAGTCCACAAACTATAGTTACTACACCTTACGCAGAAGGTTTTGACCTGAGCTTTAAGATAGCCAGCTTTACTTCGGGTAGCATAAGCATCAGGTTTAATGCTACTCTCAATCCAGATAACTATGAGAATAAGGCTAGCTTTGTAGATGATACTCATCTTATAGTAAATATTGCAGCTCTAGGTTCAGGTGGGTTTAGATATACCCTTAGTAGTTATGACTCCAATACAGTTATATATAGTTCAAACTGGCTTTCTGGTACTAGTGCTCAGAAGTTTAGAGTAATGTGTATGAAAGATAATATCGGACTATATCAAAATGGAGCATGGGTTACTACCATTCCAACCGATGAGATTGTCTATGGTCCAGAATTGGATATTGAAATATATGCTA